GGTAGTGCAGTCTAAAACCAAACCTTATTTAGATGGATTAGAAATATCCGAAGAAGAGCTAATGGTTGAGGGTCTTGAAGAAGAGAACTTAACTAACTTGTATAAGTTAGCATACGCTTTAAATAAAAAACCTATCTACTCCAAAGGTAAACTTTCTGCTACTGAAAGGAAAGTATGGGAAAAATTAGAAAGAGCAGGTGTCGCAGAGAAGGTGGGGTCTAGATTCGTTTTAAATAAAAACTTTAACAAGAGACCTGTCACTAAAGATGTAGACATCACGATAGAAGAATTAAAGAAGGATGGCACTATTGATGTACAGTTCAACAATGTTGTACCTGTATATGTATACAAGGGTTTTCCCTATTCAAGTCGTTCTGCATTGCGAATCGCAGTGAAGGCAGATATCAGAGCAAACAAAGTATCTTCTACCACATCGAACAAAAGTCACGTATTTAGATTAACTGATGCAATACACGAAGGTACAATTAGAGAGAAAGCTAATTTCTTATTTGGTACTGACGAGTTTTTAAGTTTCTTCGAGAAAGATGGTGTTGCGTACTTAATGTTAGACGACAAACAGCTTGCTCAAATGCTGTCTCCAAATAAGATTATCACTACTCCTGATGGACCTGTAGAAGTTAATCTTGAGGAAGAGCAGGAAAAAGGTAGACAAGGTAAACCACTTAGTAAAGTAGATGGCTTAGAAGATGCTTTAGAAATTAGGTTACTACAAAAGGCTGCAGAAGCTGAGAAACAAGCTGAGAGAAAAGAAGTATCTACAGACGATTATACTCTAGTATCTTCTTTGAAGTCTTTCTTAGACAGAATGGGAGTAGGAACAATCACCCTAGAAGAGTATCAAAAAAGATACGAACAAAGGTTTGGTACTCCTATAACTGTGGCTGGTATAGCTGACCTTATGAACCGTTTAGTTGTACTTAGTAATGAAGCAGATGTTGCTGCTTTAACTGAGGAAGCTGCGCACTTTGCTGTGGAGTATTTTAACAATCAAGGTACTATCCAAGATATGTTAGACAACATACAAGATACAAGTGCCTACAGGATAAATGCAAACAACTACAGAAAAATATATTCTAAAGACCTGAGTGGAGAAGCATTAGAGCAAAAAGTACGGAGAGAAGTTTTAGGTAAAATTTTAGCTCAAAAGATAAAAGATAACTTTCAAGATAATGCAAACAACGAACAGGAGAGAAGTATATTCCAAAGACTATCTGACTTATTTAATCAATTCTTAGACTTATTCTCTTTTAGGAGGGGAGATGCTGCATTTTTCAGTCAGTTTGGGAGAGTGTTGGATGACATGACTCTTGGAATCAAAGAGGATACAACAGTTTTTACTCCAAGAGACTCTACTGAGTATTACTTTAGTGCATTGGCTGACCCTGAGACACAGCAACTGGCAGATGACTTTGGGGCCTTGGTTGCTCAATTGAGAGACACATACCTTAATCTTAGAGGTGTGAATACACAGGTATCTTCAGGTACTCAGCTTGCAGAGATAATGGATGCAGCTAATCAGTATAGATTCGCAGAAGGTGTAACCAAGTTCTTGACTGTGGTGGCTCAAGATATGAAAAACACAAGAGGTGAATTTGAAAGAGCTAAAAGAGATGTCAATCAAGAAGCTGCATTTAACAATCGAACTCTTTCTGCTAAGGAAGAGAGTGCAGCCATCGCCAGTAAGATATCGCCTAACAATCTTATTAACATGCTGTCGATGTCTGAAGGTTTAGGTAGGCAAATGGATATGTCTAAAAACTTTATAAATAGCTTGCAAGAAAAAGGATTAATCACAAAGGAACAAGCTAAGTTGGTAAATGATATTGCCCAAGAGGTCAAAGACAACCACAATGTGGTTAGGAGCCAAATGCAAACAGTTGCAAAGTCTAATGCCAAAACACAGGTGTTAAATCGCCTAAAGGAGCAAGGTGCGTTTCCAGAACAAATAAAAAAGATGGAAAGCACTTTAGATAGTATGAGTGCGAGAGACATGGCTTTTGTAGGTAAATGGATACACACTAGAAGTGACCATATTTCTAATCCATTTTTAAGGTATGGTATTGTTGCAATTGAGGAAGCTGACACACTTAGAAGACAGCATACCGAAGAATTCTTTAAGCACTTTATTGCGATGAGGAAGAAGTATAAAACTTCTGAATCAGAATTTAGAGACAAGGCTTTGAACAAAGAATTCTTTGCAGCTCCGTTAGATGTTGCTGCATTTGAAGATTCTTACAAAGAAGCAAAGGCTAAAATATACGATAAGTACGTTAAGATAGGTACTAAAGAAGGCCTTAGCAGGTCTAATGCTGGTGATGCACAAAGACTTCAAGAACTAGAGAATCTTCAAACTCTTGAACTTCAAGAATTAGATAAGAAATATTTTCAATCTAAATTTAAAGAGCAGGAGGGTAGGGCGAATACTATTGTAAATAGAGCAACAGCTAATGAAATAACTAATTTAAAAACAAGGACTCCACAGGCTCAAACTACCATTAGAAAGTTAGCAGCTAGAAAAAGACAAGTATTCGATAAGTATAGAGACCCTGTTACAAATCAGTATACTCACAACTATGACACACAGGATAGAGAGTCACTTAGACAAATAAAAAGAGACCAAGATGTCGCTAGGTCTTTGTATAATCCTATAACAGGAGAACCTAAGACAGGTCAAGAGTTAGCTACTGCCTTAGACATTAGAGATTACTATGCTTCCTATTCAGGAGGGGAATTGTCTGAGGATGCAAGAAGAGCTTTTTTATTAGCAAGAGAAGTAGCTAAAGCTCAACTTGGAGAAAATTCAAGAGAGTTTAAGTCTTGGGAAAGCATGTTTACCGTAGAAACATATGGCGAAGAATTCTCACAGACAAGTGAAGGAATAGAGATAGACCAACAACAATTACAAGATAGTTTAGGTCCTGCAGGATATCAAACTCTTATTAAAGATGCCACAAAGCAAGTAGTAACTGAAGGGATGTCTGCATCTGAAATAACTCCTTCTTTTTTATATGAAGCTCTAAGGCAGAAAAAACAAGAGCTTTTACGTCCATACAGAGAGGCTGCGCTTGGCTTTGAAATAAATGGAGATAGATTTGAAGCTGAGAATATTGAAGGTAGCAAAAGTCTGATTTTCGATAAATTATCAGCTGTCAATAAGTTATTATCACAATTTAGACAAGCAAAAGTAGAACAAGAAGAGTCTGAAGATAGAGGCTATAAGTTGATAAGAATACCTAATAAATCTTTTATATCTAAATATGAAAGATTGTCTGCTCTCGATGAGCAAAGCGGAACATCTCAGTTAGACACATGGCTTAACGATATACCAACTAAAGGTTTGTATGAGGGAAGATATCCAATTCCAACAAAAGCAGACCACTATATTACCTATACTAGAATGGTAGACATTGATGGTTTCCAAGCAGAAGTAGCCAAGATTAAGCAACCTTCTTTCTTCTGGCAGTCACTAACTAACTCTGAAGTAGAAGTAGCGGAAGAGTATAGGTTTGACTTGGAGGGTAAAATAAGGCAACCGAGTGCTTGGGCTATGAAAGAGTTCAAGAATGATAAGTACTTTGAAACCTTTGGTATAGATGAGTCTAATCCTTGGGGAGAAGCTACTCAGAACAAAAAAGTTTTCGCTGAGATGAGATTCTATCAAGATTATAAATATAATGTAGATAGATTACAAGGTATTAAAAACGCTTATTGGTTAAGACCTCAAGTGCGTAAAGAAGGGTTTGAGCAAGTAGAATCTCTCATGGAGGGTGCAGTGACCTTTGATAGTTCTAAGATACAAGGTGTTGTAAAGAACTGGTTACACGATAAACTTGTAATTGATGCCACGGATGTGGAGTTTGGTAACAGTATTATTATTGATGAGCAAGGTAACAAAAAATCGTATAGAGGTGCAGGAGGACTTAAGTCCGTTCCTAGATATTTCCATATGAGAAAAGACCCTAACGTTCTTACGGAGGATATGGGATTAGCTATGGGGCAGTATGTAAGCATGGGATACAATTATAAGTTTAAGACTCAGGCTTTATTAGATTTAAAAATATTTGAATCAGCTATTGCTGCCTCTCAGTACAAACAAGGCAAGACGATAGTATCAGGTGAGAATAGTAGATTTGCAGAGACATTACAAGAGTTTGTAAACAGAGATGTATTTGGTAACTCTTATAGAACGGTTTGGAACAAATTAGACCAAACTGCAGAGACACCAGTGACCGTGAAAGTAGGAGGCAAAGAAGTCACTATCATACCTGAAGGTACCAGTACAATGAAAGCATCTTTAGCTACAGGTAGATATATCAAATCACTTAGAATGGCTGCGAATGCTGTTGTACCTTTAAAGAGTTACCTTGCAGGTTTATATTCTACTAGACAGATAGCTTCCGAAGGTCTGTACTTTACTGAGAAAAATATCAATAGAGCTCGTAACAAGTACATGTTCACAGGACAAAACGTAAAAGAATTATTTGAATCTACAACAGGTAAAATGATTCCGAGTACCCGTATTGCTAAACTTATGCAATATGTAGGACTAGATAGAGATATCAATAATATGTTCAGAGGGGCAGGAGTTAATAGAGCTAGAAGAGCAGCTAGGGGTACTAGCTTAGGGTCTGTAACTGGTTTCCGAGTGGCATCTAAAATACAAACAATGTTTGGTGCTGCAGCTTTCTTAGATAACTTAAGACTCTACGATGGTAACTTTTATACATTTGTACAGTTCTACGAAAGAATGGAATCGGAAGGTAATTCTAGAGCAGAGATAAATGCAGCTTGGAGAGAGCTTTCAGATAATACTTTTGATAGTTACCTTATTGAAGAGGAGACAAGATTAACTCTGGACAAGCAAAGATTGATAGACGAAGGATTTGAAGGTAACTTTGATAGCCTTCGTACACGAGCAACTGAAGGGGCTAACGTGGCTAAACAAAGAATAGATATGTCTTTGAATGGTGACAATGAAGCTCTTGTAAACAGCTTCCCTATCCTAGGCCAATTCTTACTTATGTTCAAAGACTATTTCTATATTGGTTCAGGTAACCGATACAAGAGAGCAGGTTACGACCCAATATTAGGGGTTGAAACGGAAGGGGTCAAGCAAACGGCAGGATTCTTACGTGCAACAGGTGTCCTTGCAGGGTCTGGTGCTGAAAGAAGTAGAACTGAAAGATGGAAAGATTATTTGAATCTTACTACGGGTATGGCCCTAAGTACTATTCCTTTGGCTAGTAGATTAAACTTACTAAATAATTTTATTGATAGTCGATTCGACAACCTATCGGAGGCTAAAAAAGCTAGTATCAGAAGACAAATGTTTGACTATAGAACTACTTTACTTGCAATGGTAGGACTAACTCTAACTTATATGTCTGCTTTAGGTGATGATGGGGAAGAAGATGAGTCAGCATGGAAGGAATTTGCAGCTTATGTTCTGCAAGGAGTTTACACTGAGATACTATCTTCTACATCAACTGCATTTTCTCTCCCAGGCAGGATAGCCGATTTGGGTAATGTTACAGGAGGATTGACAGGTCTTCAAGAGTATTTGGATGTATTTGGATATATAGTTGACCCATCCACAAGCGAGGAGAGGGAAGACAATTTATTTATGTTTGATGATGTTAGCCTTAAAGATTTAGAAAGTTGGATACCTGTTTGGGCTCAAATGAGAAAATGGAAAGGATTTATTACTGGTGGGGAGTTTGAGTATGGTGATGCTGGAGCTATCAGAACTAAGTCTAGTTATAAGAGATATCGTAGATATGATGACCCAACGACTAGATACCTTTATAAGTTAGCTAAGTATCGAGATGCTCAGTCAGCTGGTGATATAGGAGGCGGCCCTGTTTCAGCTGGAGATTCTGAATCATCTGATGACATAGGTGGTGGACCTGTTTCAACTGAGGAATAATGAGTTGGGGTAAAGCAATGTGGAAGTTGTATCTTTTCTGCTGGGCATTAATGGCAGGGCTTCTAGTTACGATGGCTTACGTAGGTATCAAATACTTCTTCCTATAGACATAAAAAAAGGGGAGCTTTCGCTCCCCCCACACATCGAGATGATTAAGCTTAGGCTTCAGTTGTAGCCTCTGCTTGTTGGTTTTCAGCCTCCTCAGCTTCCATAGCTTTAGTTTGCATAGCTTTCTTGTAATCATCGAAGTTCATCGTATGACCGTCCTCAAAGAAACGTCTGTGCATAGTACGATAAATCATACCATATAACTCAGCGATTGGTTGAGCGTAAGGTTGCATAAAGTGCCCGATAGGTTGGTTATTTTCACCGAACACTGCTTGAGTATTATCGTGGAGAAACTTCTCCAGTCTACCCTTAATCTGCATCATCTCTGCACCATACATAGTAAGCTCCGTGTCGGGAGCATACATTTCCTGTTCGATAGCTTCATAATTGAAGTCATCTGTTTGGGGAGTTGCCCCGTTCTGTGAAGTCTTTACTTCAGTTGCCATAATAATTGGTTTAAATTAAAAAATACAAATTTACAAAATATCATTCAATGTATCATCAACTTGTTGAGGATTTTTTTCTTCCTCTTCAGGCTGTCTTACATCAAACAACTTCTCTACCCACACATCTTCGAATCCTTCCATATCTTCGATATCTCTAGACTTCAACATGTGATAGAAATAATTCCCTTCAGGGATAAAATGGTTATACTTACCACCACCTTCTTCTATGAACTGCTCGTCAACGTACTGATAGGCGAACTTAGAGAACACCATGTACTTTCCTGTGGCTCCAACCTTATAAGGGTTGTATACCGCTAATACTAAGTCAGACAACTGAAACAATTGGTCTGACCCGTAGAAGTCTAGTTGGCGTGGTGCCTCTGATGGGTGGTTGCCAACTCTATCGAGTAAATCTCTTTTGAGCTGCATCAGAGGTAGGAAGAATACATATGGGTGGTTTTTCTTGAGTTTGTTCATTTCTTCGAACAAAGCATCTATTTCTCCTTTTTCCCTTCCTTTTACCAAGCCAACGTGGTCGATGGTAATCATTACCTTCTTGTCCATATTAGATTGCAAAAACTCTGCCACCTCATCTCCGAACTGACGAGCTGTCACAGGTTCCTCATAATAGTACAATCCATCCCTTCTTTCTTGCTCACAGATGTCTTTTATGACTGTCAAGTTGTCTCCGTATGGAGTATTGAACAGCACTTCTGACATCTTCATATCTGTCTTCTGCGTAATCTTCCTCAAAAGAAGCTTGTATACAGCAGACTCCCAATTACATCTCAAGAGAACGACATCAGTATTATTATCAATAACACTGTTCTCAATCTTCTGCATCAGGTACGTCTTACCGTGATTAGACAAACCTCCGATAGTCATTATCGTAGAAGGAAGAAACCCTCCAAGCAAGTGCTTATCTAACCACTCAAACCCTGTAGATATAGGAGCAATCTCTCCTGTCTGAAACTTGGCTATACTTCTTACAGCCTCATCTGTCTTCTCCTTAGCTGATTTAATTGGCATTGGCTTTACATTTTGTGTAGAGTCTGCTATCATCGATAGAAAACTTCCTAGCGTATGCATTCGAAGGCTTCCAAATAAACAAGTCTAATCTAGCCGTGTACTCGGGGTCTGTCTGCATAAGATACTCCTCTACTGTTTCAACAATATGGTCAAAGGTAAACAAATTTTTTGTTTCTTCAACAAACTGAGCAAACATTTTTAGTGCCTTGTTAGCACTACCCACGTTACGCCCATAGTCTTTGTATAGTTGGACTAATCTTAGGAAGGTAGCTTTTATCTCATCACTAATTCCTGCTGTACCAACATCTCTTAGAAAACCATTACCTTTCTTAGTTATCTTATACCAATCATCTTTCTTACGAGGCTCTACTAAACCTTCTCTAAGAAGAAGACTCATATACTTCTCGACATGGTCAGAATCCATCCACAGCTTATCACAGTCGTTCTGTTTGACTGCAATAAGAAGAACAAATGAAGGATATGTCATCTGTGCTTTGTCGAGAACATCAAAGTTTATGTACATACTCAATCTTTTTTATCGGGAAATAGGAAATCAACTAGAGCTATTACTCCAACTACAATCACAATTATCCCACCTATTACTAATAATTCCATTACTAAAGTTTATAAACTAACTAACATGTCCATCATCTCCTGTTGGGGATGAATATCACACTTACCTGTGTTTGTGTTCGTATGGGATAGCACACCCTTAATCAAACCTCTGTACGCTTCTTCTTTCCATTCGAAAGCCTTGGCACCTTCCTTCTTAATCCATCTAGGAAGTCCCTCACGGATATCAATACCATCTCTCTCAGCAATGAAGTATAACCACTCCCGAACTTTCTCTATCTGTGCATCTGAGAACTTGTGCCACTTGGTCATACCTTTGAAAGGTTCAGCTAAAGTTACAATTTGAGAAGGGTCTGCTTTTACTCCTGCCCAAGTCTTACCTTCTTTAAGGTATCCCCAGTTGCAAATTTCCAACCCTACAGAATGCTCGTGCATATACTGAGAACCATTTCTACCGATATGCCAAGCATACGCTCCTGATGGGAAGGCTTGTACCATTCTACCATCATATGTGTTATCGTCACCCTTAATAGAAGGGCCCCCCAAAACAAACTCAGTTGCAATCCGTCCTCTGCTGTCTCTGCCCCAATGGTCGATACACTTGTAAGGATTATGCCACCCTGCTGTGAAATGCAAGAATGCGTACTCCTTTGTAGTAGGACCGTTTAGATACTCTCCTGTGGGCAGGTAATGAGTATCATAAGCAAACTTCGAGTCGATAGCTTTGTCTACGGTCAAATCCGTATCTAGCAGACTCATCGCCTCTAGTGTCTTAGGACCAACAATCCCATCAACTACTAAACCTCTGACCTTTTGAAAGGTCTTTACTGCATCCTCCGTTTGAGGACCAAATATGCCATCTACATCGATAGCACCCAAAAAGGACTGAATTTCCATTACCATTCGTCCTCTACTTCCCATTCTATAAACCATGATTGTAATCTTTATAAGTTATTGAAATCAGTTTATCTAAATAAACTTTTGCTTTTTGCAAGTCCTCCAAACCATTCTTAGATTTGTGGCGAGTCACATACTTGATAATGTTTCCTTCAAAGAAATCCAAGTTATGAGCTGCGATATAATCCCACGTTTCTATGCTTTTATTGTAGAACTTAGGATGTGTAGTACCTCTACTTTTTGGTCTGTGTGGATTATCCATTAAAGGGTCTCTAGTGTTTTGTCCCATACTACTTATTTTTTGCGACACTATACTCAGTATTGTTGTCTGCGTTAACATTCAAGAGGTCTACTAGTTTCTTAGCCTCTTCTTTCGATTCTAAGTTTAGCACGACTCCCATACTATCTAACAAATATACGCTAGAAGAAGGTAACTGAGAGTGTACTTTAACTTTTTTTATGATTTTATATCCCATGGGTAATATAGTGTCTACCTTTTTTAATTAAATTAATACTATCGCTCACAAGAGTTGAATCATCCAAGTTAATAATTAACTCAGGGTCAATAGGTAATCCTAAGAACCTTGTTTCCAAGTGAAGGTGGGGGCCTGTAGAACGCCCTGTAGACCCTACCAAACCGATAACATCCCCTGCTTCTAGTGTGTCTCCTTGTTCTACAAACAACGTTCTGTGATGTGCATAGTAGGTCTCAAGACCATTGAAGTGTCTTATAATAACTAAGTTACCATAACCTCCGTTATAACCTCTCTTTGAATACCTTACCACTCCAGGAAACATACTTTTCGTAGTGTCCCTGTTATTGTACGCTATGTCGATGCCATCGTGGCTCCTACCCCAACGCCATCCGTACCCACTTGTCATTGTCCCATCTACAGGGTAACAATACTCGTGTTTGTGAGTCACTAAGGGAAGTGTTACAGTATCAGGGGTATCATAATCCCTGTAATGCAATCTATCCCACGAATACGTAGAATCATACAACGTATCGCCCATAAGCACTGCTGTATCCAAATTAAACGTAGAGTCTACAATTATAGCAGTCTCTATATCGTAATAATTGTTTACAGTCTTACTGTTTAGCGATGCCCAAACCCATAGCATCAATATAGTAATCAATACTAATTTCCAATCAATCATATTTACTTTATGTTCCATAATTATTTTGCTTCATACCATGATGTGCCAATATTGGCTTCTGCTCCCATCTCCACTAGTCCGCTACTAAGATAGTAGTTCCCTCCGTCTATCATACATTTCTCCAAAACTTTTTTATATTCTTCTGCTAAATCTTCTCTCACTTCAAGTACAAACTCATCGTGAGGAATGTTACAAATCTTTGCCAAACCAAAGTGGCCATTGTCTACTATGTAGTCAAAAAGTAATGTGGCTGCTCTTTTGGTTTGATGCGCTGAAGTCGCTTGAACAGGGTTGTTCAAGGCCAACCTGAAGTATTTTCCTTGCCAAGAAAAGTACTTAGAAAGTTTAGGTCTCATCTTTGTATATACCTTGTATGCCTCTTTGTTTACTACGGTATATGTCTCTCCTTTCTCTTCAGCTTCTTTTTTATTGTTAGCTTCTACCTTACCTGCCTTGTATAGCTTCTTATCGGCTTCCCCTGTAGCATCCATCCATTTTTTAAGGTCAAGGAATTGGTCAAACCAAGGAAGGTCTAACTTAAAACCATCTGCTGATTCTACCCACCCACTCTCAATGGATTCTTGCAGTTTCTTTCTACCCCAAGTATATACTCCAGGATGTAGTTCTTTGTATAGTTGTTCTAATCGTTCCCCTTCTTTTACCTCGATATTAAGGCTCTTAGCTGCTGTAAAGCCTGTCCCACCATACGAGAAACAGAAGCGAGGTGCTTTGGAGAACTGCCTTTTATCTTTATGGTTGTTTTTAATTTCATCGTCAGTTAATTCTTGTAGCTCAGGAAATATCAATCTTGCGAATGCAGAGTGTAAATCATCTCCATTCTTGATTGAAGATATCATCATTGCATCTTGGTGTAAGTCAGCTCCTACTACATTTTCTTGACCTTCATAGTCAGCCACGACCATTTTGTAGCCTTCCGTTGCAATAAAGCACTCCCTTGTTCTTTTATTAGCAGGAAAATTAAGTATATTAACCCCACCCCTTCGAGTAGAAATCCTTGCAGTATCTAGAACAGGATTAAAATCAGTATAAATTCTACCATTTTTAATTTTATTTAAAATGTTTTCCCCATATGTAGACACATCGTGCTCTGCTTGTTTGTAAGTTAACCACAGTTCTACGAAAGGGTGACTACTTCTCCTAAGAACATCCTTGTGTAGAGTCTTCTTGTCAGGATTCTCATCCGATTGCACATCAATACCAAACTCCTCAAAGATAGGAATCATTTGTAGAGATGACGATAGTAAGGGGATGATGCGTGGAGAGCTATCAAACATATCTATCTGTCTGTCCCTATACTTAGGTAACTCGTCATAGACAAATTTAACCACATCATCCTTAGCTTTTTCTAGAGCAATCTTGTCTTGCTCAATCTTATCTTTCCATTTATCCTCTGATATTGGGATACCACACTGCTCCATATAGGCAAGAGCCCTAATATATCTACAATGTAGTTTGAATGTTGGCACACATCCCCTGTCTCGTAACCTCTCCCCTAAAACTTTAACTAGTTCCAATACTTTGTCTACGTCATTGAAAGCATACCGAATAGCTTTTGGATTGGACAGTTGGGTTTTAGCAATGTTCTTTTGTTCACTCTTATCATAACTGATACCCAACTCACGTTCCATCACAAAACCAAAACCATGTCTTGTAATTAAACCGTTTCCGTTGTAAAGTATTTTACTTGCAATAAATGTATCGTAAACTTTTTTAGGTATAAAGTTATACTTGTATAACCATCCAAGGTCGAATGTAAGGTTGTGGCCAACCAATGTCTTGCCCTCTAAGAAAGGGGCCACCTCATCAAATGTTATCTCTCCTCCTAGTTGTTGAAGGTCTATAATATAGTTGTCCTTCCCTGTACCTATCTGCACAGAGAACATGTGACCGTCTATAGGTTTGAGGGAGGTAGTCTCCGAGTCGAACGCAATAACATCAGGTAGCACCATATCTTCTAAGGTGCAATAATTGTACGCTCCTATCTTCTCAAAGAAAGGGCGATTATTTGTTATGATATAATTCATTCATCAGGATTCTCGTCAGGGGTCAAACAATCCCCTTTAAAAAATATCTCCTTACTTAGAACTGCTTCTAATTGTAATAACTCATCATCTTCTAAATCATACACATCGATATAGTCAGGAACTGAACCTGTAGCCAACAGTCCTGCTAATCTAACTAGGTCATCTTCACATCTGACCTCTTTCCCATATATGTAAAGACAACAGTCTTTTACTTCAAATTTTTTAGTGCTCATTACGCAAATAATTTAGCTGTTACAAATCTACAAACTTTCTGTTTGAATGTCTTCATATGTGCTGTATCAGGCTCGAAGGAATCGGATGTAACCCACATTACGTAGTTCTTATCATCTTGCCACACATCTTGAATAGGTCTGCCTTTGTGTTTCCCAAAGGTAAACAGAGTGCCTTCTTTTCTAGGTGGTATCTGTTGTTTTCTTAAGAATTCTTTGGTGGTAGATAAACCATCTGACATCGGTATACCACTTACTAATCTATCTCCAGCAAACATGCCCCACCCATAATTCTCAACGTCTTCAAAGTTTAATTCCTCTATCTTGCCAAACTTAACTGAGTTCCCTGCTAAATCTACAATCTTACAATCTTTCTTGTTAGGGGCAATACGCACACCTCTACCTAAAGTTTGATAGTATATAGCCATAGAATTAGTAGCCCTAGCGTGGATGATAGCATCTAACTCAGGATGGTCAAACCCTACAGATAAGACAAGTACATTGAATACTACCTTTATAGAACCATCTTTGAATCCATTTATTATCTTATTTCTTCTACCTTTAGGTGTCTTACTGCTAACAGAAGCACTATCAGGTACTAACTCTTCAAGTTCTTCAGCAGCCTCAATTGAAGGCACAAACACAAGAATGGATTTTCTACCTTCTTTTAGTAACCTATCTACCTCACTCACAATGTTTTCTTTAGTATTGTTTGAAGTATACATGTTTAGCAGTGAGGACGTAGTGTAGTCAGACCCTGTACTGTTTAGAACCAACATTGAATTATCTACAAATCTATTCTCATAGTCCAGACGGCTCCAAAAGTTTTGTCTCACAAGGTCTTGTATTTGTGTGATGTGGATAATCTTTTTGAAGAAAGACTTTGTAGTCCTATTCATCATTCGTAGGATAGACTGCCCCATAAACGCTCCCAAGAAAATAGGGGTAGCAGTCAACCCAATCACTTTACGAGGTCTCAATTGTTTAACCACTCGGTGCATCTGTGAGTTGACCTTTGTTTGTAAGTG